ATGAAATATGTTCTTCCTGTCCTGTGCGTGCTCACACTTCTGACCGGCTGCGAGGCGACCTCGATGGGCTATTCGCCCTATCTGGAGCCGATTCCCGGCAGCATCACCTACGGGGGCCAGCCACGCACCAGGCTTACCAAGGCGCCGGTCGGCAGCATTGTGCCGCATCAGTTCATCGACCGGTTCGGACGCCGGGTCTACGAAACCTATGTCATCGAACCGGACCGGTCGCTGCGGCTGGTAAGCCGCCGCTATCGCGACCTACCCCTTTTCGACGACGATTGAATGGGCGCGTCGGTCCCTGCGCTGGAGCACTTCCCCGGAAGAGCGCGAGCGATTTGCTTGGATTGCGCAATTCAATGATCAGGCATTGAAGAGCGGCGCGGCCGCTATTCGCGCACCGACTGCATTGTTTTGGCGGGCTACCGCATCCACCGCTTCCAGTTACGCGGTTACGATGGCGAAAAAAGACCTCTACCCAGCTCTCGTCAGCATCAGCACGCGTTTTGCCACATCGGCAAAGGTCACACCGAGCGCCGCCCCGCCGATGCCGATAACGCCGAGAGCGCCCATCCCCATCAGCTTCCATTTGCGCACGTCCTCGGTCACGGGCTTCATCGCGGCAATATCGTCCTTGACGAGCATCATCGAGCCCTCGAGCGTCCGCATGCGCTCGACCAGTTCGTCCATCCGGCGCGTCATGGATACGCGGCCCACATCCGATCTATCCTCCGATCGGCGCAGGTCCTCCCTCAGGTTCTTCACCTCGGCTACCAAGGTCCCGAGCTGCTGGTGAACGCCGGCATCAATCATCTCCGCCCTCCCCGTGTTTCGCGCATTCCGCCCGAGTCCAGACGGATGCCGCACAGAGGCCGACCACCGTGCGGTCGATCTTGCGCTGGTCGGCCTGCGTCGCGCCGCGTGCGCCGGCAAGCTCACTTCCCACGATGCCGCGAAGGCCGCTCACATCGGCCGGTCCCGAAGTTCCACAGCCCGCCAGAAGAAGAACAGACGTCATAGTCAAAGCGCTTCGCGTCAGCGCTCTTTGCTGCTTCATTGTTCTGCCTTTCGATTGAATTGCGGACCGCCTGGGCGGCATTCGAACGGATTTCGAGTATGGCCCACGAAATTCCGGCCAGAATCAGGGCACCGATGACCAGATTGCTCCACGGCAACGTCATCGCGTGAGACCCAATGCATCGCGAACCGCCGGCATCGACGAGATGGCGTAGACGGCAAAACCGACGATTACGGCGAGGATCGCAAGCTGCACCCGCCAATCCAGCGCAACAAGGTTCAACTCCTTCAGCGCCGTGACGAGCGTGCCGCCGGCCGTCAGCAGCCAGGTCCAGAAGCGGCCGGACCGGGAAACCGGCCTGCGCGGGCGTGCCGGAACCACAAGCGCCGCCTCCTCGCCCACGCGGTCCGCCTCATCCTCTCGTGAACCGGCTGCCAGCACCGCGCCAAGCACGGCCTCCAGCTTTTCCGGCCGCACCAGCGCTCGGTTGAGCCCGTCGCCGGCATAATAGGACTGCCCGCGCCTTATCCGCTGCCGGTCGCCCTGGCTTTCGGCGAGAACCGGCAGGGACGCCCATTCCATCGCCAACCGCCTCGCGAATTCAACAGGGCTGATTTCGCCGGAGACAAAGCCGGCGAAGCCACGGCGGTTCAGAAGGTGAAGGGCGAGCCGGTCCTGAAGCGCGGGATCGAAGCGCTGTTCTCCGCGCAGTCCCGGTACTTCCTTCAAAAGCCCGGTGAGCGTGGCCCGCATGAACTGATAGCCCCCCGCCGCACTCGATCCGTGCGCCCTCGCCCATCCCTTCTGCGCACGGATCACCTCGGCGATCGTCATCTCCGTAAGCGGCTTTGTAAGCTTCCCCTGGTTATGTCCGTAGATCACGTCGTAAGACGCGCGGCCCTTGCTGCCGACTTCCGCCTCCCGGATAAAGTCGAGCAGCATCGCCGCGCCTTGAGGCACGGTTTTGGTCATGGGTTACCTTTTTGCTGAAGATTGCAGGTCGTACTGAAGACAGGCGGACAGGCCTTTTTGAGATTCGGGAATGCCGCGGCGGCTTGTTTGATTACCTCATCCCTGTGCTCGTCACAGGGATCCAGCCAGACCAAGTCCTTGGGCTGAAGAAACATTTCCCGCGCCGCAGACGCGGCGCTGCTGGATCTCTGTGACAAGCACAGAGATGACGGAAGAGGAGAGATTGCAGTCCCCCGGCGTGCGTGCCGACAAGACTGACCAGAGCTTCAACGCCATTATCCATCTCGCAGCAGCCGTCATAAACTCGAGATGAATCTCAACAGCCTTAATCCGTTGCGACCTTGCTGCCGCCGAAGAGGCGCTTGGCGCTCACGCCATGGAGGCCCGTTGCGGATCGCTGCGGCATTCGGTATGTGCAAGGTCAATTCAACGATAGAGAAAATCAGTGCCCAAGCCGAAGGTCGTCGTCGTTTTCCCCGTCTACAATGGCGAAAAGACACTCGCCAGCAGTCTACGGTGCATTGCCGAACAGACGTTCGAAGGCTTCGAAGCAATCATTCTCGACAATAAATCGACTGATAAGACGGTCGACATAGCCGAGCAATTTTGCCGGTCGGACGACCGCTTTTCGCTCGTCAAATGCGAAGAACATGTAGGCGCGATAGCGAACTTCGCGAGAGCAGTACAGCTCGGCGCAGAACGCGGTGAATATTTTTGCCTGCGTGCATGCGATGACCATTCTTCCCCGGATTTTTTGGCCCGGCTCGTGGAAGCACTTGATACCAATCCCGGAAAGCTTCTTGCCTCATGTCCGACAAAGCTGGTGGGATCAAGCGGAAGCAGAATCAAAGCCCCGAACGACACGGCCTTCAATTTCACCGGAAAGTATGTGGCCGGTCAGGTGCCAAGAAACCTCACCTTCCCCGCTGAGTGGATTTACGGTCTGTACAGAGCCGACGCAAAAGAACTGCTCATGTCACGCTGGTTCGAACTTGGAAATCCGTGGTGTTTCGCATCCTACGTCGTGTCGGAGTTTGTCGTCCTCGATTTGGTAGCGTACGTGGACGGAGCGACACTTGACTTTACAGAGGGATCTGGATCTGAGGCGCGTTATCGTGCCAAGAGTTTTCGGGATCGTCTAACTCAGAGGCTGAAATATACTACAGGGTGCTACGCTTTGGTAAAAAAGCTTCCAGACGTCAGCTGGTCGACGCGGATGAAGTTCTTTAGAATGTGTTGGAACGATGCGCGACGAAAGACTCGATACAAGCTGTTCTGGGTTTTCTAGTATCCATTTGACTGCAAGGTCTTTCGTTTCCACGGCGCACCTTGCCGACTTCCACTCAGTTCTATGTTGGTCGATCCCTGATAGGAAGTCTAGAGGTCGGCAGATGTGGACCACATTGCGTCAATCTGGTCGTCGGAGACTCCCAGGGCGGCGGCAATGGCCCCAATCATCGGATGCGTGCGGTTGAATGTGGTCGCGTATTCCCACTCGATTTTCGCAACCTCCTTCTCAGGACCTTCCTGCATTGCCTCAATGGCGGCCGTGACCTGAGACGGAGTAAAACCGTTGTTGAGGAGGCCCAGACGAAGCCGGCGGGTGGTCAGTGACGGAAGCGACGCACGGATTTTCTCCTTCGTCGGCGGTACATAATTTTGAACCGGGAAGTCCGGATGCTGCTTCATCCACATACGGATTGCAGGGTTCGCACCAATCGAGTCGTCAGGCGTGGAAACGTAGTGTTCGAAACGTTCCTCCACGCTGTTGACCTTCAACGTGAGATCGAGATCGTAGACGCCTGGGGTCGCCGTATCTGTGACCTTGTGGACGGTGACGACCTCGAAAACAGTTCCTTTCATTTTAAGCGACCCTTTGCATGATGTTGTACTCGCCGTTGCCATTGACCACCCCGCGTGAACGCCAGGTCCCCGCCAATGCTGCTCCCGCGTTCGGGTGGGTCGACGGGACGTAGTACCTGTTGATCGAGTTGTGGAGCGTAGGGGTGCCGGCTGCATTCCGTGCAATGTTGGCGTCGTTGCCCAGTGCCACAATGTGGCCGAGTGGAAAGCTCGTGTCGTTGGCACCAGTTCCAGTATAAACCTCCGCCGCAGTAAACCCGAGGGCATGGGTGTGGCTGGTAGACGTGACGGAGTTTGTCGTCGTGTTGGTAATGTCGCCAGGTGTGCCGAGCGTCAGCGTTCGATCTGCGGCAAGCGTGCCGCCGCCGGTCAGGCCGTTGCCGGCGATGATCTGTTTTGCCGAATTCGCCGCCGTGTAGCCATAGATTGAATTGAGGTCGCCAGCCGCAAGGTTGCCGGTGTGCCAGACGGTATATTCGGCGCCGTTGACTTGGAATTCCAGACTATCGACCCCGCCGGAATTCTTCAGTGTGAGGGCCGTGTCGCCGCCGGTCGCTGTGTCGTTATAGAAGCGAAGCCCCTGGTTCACCCCCGTGCCGTCGGTGTGCTGGATGTAAGCTTGGCGAGCGGCACCCTTGTAAAAGGTCACATACGGATCGTCGGTGGAGGCGGGACCAACGATGCGTATCGCCTCGCCGGAGGTGGTGATCGTATGGGTGCCGGTCTGGCCGAGCGTCGTGATGCCGTCATAAGCGCCGGAAACTCTGGCGTTCGAAACGGTTCCGGTTGTGAGATTGGAAGCGTTGTTCGCACCGAGATTGGATCTCGCCGTCGCCGCGTCCGTTGCCCCCGTACCGCCTTCGGCAAGTGCAAGCGGTGTCGCCAGCGTCAGGCCAGAGGAATTGAGGCGGCCGACTTCCGTTCCGTTGACGTTCCACACATGAGAGGAGTTGGTCGGGACCGTATAGTTCAGGGTTGAACCCGTGATTGTGAACCCGTAACCGCTATAGAGCTGGATATGCTTCGACAGGTCGGTATTGCTGGTGGCAACAGCATTGGCGAAGCTTACGCCCGACGAGAAATTCTTGCCCGCCATCGAGCCCGGAAGCCGTGCATCGGAAATCGTGCCCGAACCGAGATCCGAGGCCGATCCGGAGGACGCCACTGCCGCAAGGCCGAGCGTGGTCTTCACGGCGGCGGCGCTGGTGTCGTCGAGGATCGTTCGCGCAAAGGGCGTCAGCGCCGTGGTCGCATAGACATCCGATGCCGTCGTATATGCGCCATCGTCGCCGTCGCCCGCTGACCGAACTGGGCCGCCGGCGAGAATTGCGAAAGATAGGTCGCCGAGAAGGTCAGCCCGTCATCCGTGCCGCCGGCGTCGCCCTGCCAGGCATAGCCGTCGAGCCCCCCGAAGAAGAGCCCGCCCTGCAACGTCTCGTAGCAGAGCGCCTGCCAATTGCTGATCGTCGACCAGCGGCCGGTGAGCACGTTCAGGACGAAGGTCGTATCCGCAACGACGCTGTTTTCCGGAAAGGCCACGAAGACGAGGTTCTGCTCGGGCCATTGCTTCAGCGTCCAGCCGGTTCCGGTCGCGTTCGCGGCCCGGCGCCAGTCATCCTCGATCGGGCGGGAGACGGAGACGAGAGACAGCGCCTGCCGGTCGCGCTGGAAAACCTGCGACATCGGCGTGAGCCCGTCCGTCGTGGCAATGAGAATGTCGCCCCCTGCCCTGATCCAGGCGTTTTTGCCGAGCGGCTTGCCGATCTGATAGACGCCCTTCAGCGCGAAGTCGGATGCGCTCGACGGATCGGAGCCCGCATAGACCGCGATCTCGCCCTCGGTCGAGACGAAGACGCACATGTCGTTGAGGCCGTCGCCGCTCTCCAGCGACCAGGAGAAGCCGGTCAGCAGCGATCCGCCCTTCTTCATCACGCCGCCAAGGGGAAAGACGGAAGCGGCGCCGCCCACCGCGTTGACCGGCAGATAATAGGCGTCGAGCGTGCCGTTCTTCAGGAAGAATTCCCGGTTCTTGAACAACCAGCCGTAATTGAGCTGCGCCATCGTGGTGCCATCGGTGAAGGTGATGGCGGGCGCCGTGGTCCAGGTCGTGCCGTTATAAAGCTGCCGGTCGTTGGCACTGTTCAGGCAGACGAGCCACGACGTGCCGGCATTGGTATGCTGGAAGGCGCACCAGTCGCCGCCGCTCATGCCGGAAACGTCCGCCGAGGTCGTGGTCGGCGGCGCGGCCGGCGAGGTCATGTAGTAGATGCCGCTCGCCGTCGCCATGAACAGCTTTTCGTTCGCGCCGTATTTGTATTTGAACGCGCTCCTGATGTCGCCGCCGTCCGCCGCCAGCGCCTTCCTCTGCGATCCGCCGCGGATCTTGCAGCCCATCAGCGTCGGGAAGAAGTTGCGCAGCACCGTTGCGGACCCCGGCTGCTGCGAGGCCATGTCGGCGGTCGTCACCAGCCCTCCTTTCGGCGCCGGGAAGGTCACCGGCTGCGATGACTGCTGGCGGCCGATGGACACCGCCCCGCGATTGGATTGTGCTATGCGTCCTGGCCTGAGCTGAATTCTCATCCTGCCCCCCTGTCCGCATTGATCTCCTGCGCGAGGTCGGCTTCGAACTCGGCGAGATTGTCTTCGTAGGCGAGCCCCTTCTGCCGCTTCCAGCGCCAGACGATGCCCTTGACCAGCAGACGCTCGGGAAAGAGCGTGGTGTCGTCGTCGGCCGTAAACGACGCATGCTTGCCGTCCGGATCGTGCAGGACCCAGTTCTTCGACACGTAGTCGATGACGGCGCTCGCGGCAGCAGAGGCCGGCGAGAACAGCATCTGCCCGCCGCTGATGAAGAAATGCGGCGTGGCGGAGGGAATGCCGGCGATCACCGCCCACTGGCCGCTGTTGGTCACCGGCCGCACGAAGACGCTGCCGGCTGTCCTGACCGGCCCGCCGGGCGTCAGCCGCTGGAAATCGTCGGGAAGGGTCTCGGGCGAGGCGGCGGCGGCGTGCGACTTCAGCAGCTTCTGCCAGTCGGCGCGCCGGGCGATCTCGTCGCCCGCTTCCTGCGCGAACGCAACCATCGTCTGGGCGTTCGGTTCATCCGAGCCGTAGACGCTGTCGAATTGGGAGAGAGAAACGATGTCGCAGACCCTGTTGATCGCGGAAAGCAGGGTCATGGCTCGCCCTCCCCCCTCCTTGGTCCGTTTACGCCGTATCCAGCGAGGCCGTCGGTCCCGGCCCCGGCAATCCCGGCGCCCATGGTCACGAACGGCCACATGTTGAGCCGGATCAGATCCTTCAAGTCGGGATGGTTCCTGAAGTGCTCTCGCATCCGCGCCGCCAGATTCGGATAGCGCTCCTTCATGTAGCCCGCGCCAGTCATATAGCCCCTGACGCCTTCAACTCTCAGCTCCTCACCGACCTCGTCGGGACGATAACCATCATACTCGGGCCCGTATTGCCGGGCGAGAGCGGAACCGTCTGGGCCGGGACCCGGATCTTTGCCATAACGCAAGATGTCGTAGTTGCGGTAGAGATCGTCCTCCACCCCATCGATCGACATCTCGTTCAGCGCTTTACGGAGCGTGTGGCCGGCCTCGTGAGCCAGAACGCGCAACCTGTCCCGTGGGTTCAGGTCGTCTGCAATCTCGACGCCGGCCGGATCACCCGCGCCATCAATCCAGGTTACTCCGTTGTCCCCCCAAATTTTCGATCGCGGTACTGTTGAAGAAACGCGTCCTGTTCTTCTCTTGACAATGTCTTCCAGTTCTCCGGCAGTGAGACTTGTATCAGGCGATCCCGCCGCCTTCCGGCCGGCAATATATCCGGAGTACCTCGGATCGAAGGGGTAACCATCGATGTCCTTGAGCGGTTTTCCGTTTTCGTCGGCGATTCCTCTTTCGACATAGCTCCTCTTCCCTCCCGGATAATCCACCTCAAACGGTCGCTTCACGGCAGGTGGATCGTATTCCACATCTCCCTTGGAAGCAACGTTACCTCCCGCTGGCACAAGCTGTTCCGCTGCGCCTGGCTCCACCCAGGGTGGCATACCTGATTTTCCGAAAAGCTTGCGGTAGGCCGCAGAACCAAGCATGCCGAGCCCCGATGCCAGCGGCACCGCGACCGCGCCGGTGCCGGCGCCCCAGAGCGCTTCGGTCCCAGCCTCGCTCAACCGGTTCTCGGCACCGCCTTCTCCTGCGCCATACCCCTGCACGATGCCGGTCCCGGCGCCGGCAACGGTCCCCGAACCCACCCGTCCAACCAAGGATGCGCCGGTGTTTCCAAGCGCATAGTTCCCGATGGTCGGCAGCGTCTTCAAGAGCGCCCCACCGGAACCGATACCGCCAGCCAGCTTGAGGGAGGGAGAAAGATAAGGATGGTCCTCATCATATTCGCGGCTGTCACGCCGCTGAATTTCCAGCGCCTGGTCGTATCGCTCGCTCCATGTTTCACCGGGAAGCTTCTCAAAACTGTCGGGCAAAAGGGGATCGAATGCCGGCGCGAGCGTGGCATTCGTCGCCGCGTCCATTTCGTCCAGATAGGAACCGATCCCCAGGACGCGCTGGCCCACGGCGCGGACCGTGCCGTTTATTCCGCCGGCGCGGGGCGGAACCGGTTTCTCGGCGCCGTCGATGTCCTTTTGTCCCACCGCCTCCCATTCCTGGCTGGTGATCGGCATTGCCGCCCTGCGCGCCGGAGATTGTGCCGGGCTGCCGTAGAGAATGGCGTCCGTCAGTTCCCGGGCCTTTGTGCGCGACGGCTCGACGCCGTTCGTCAGCCAGGAGAAAATCATGTTCTTCGCATCGGTCATGGTGTAACGCCTCCAATGATCATCTGCGCATTGCTCCAGCGGCTGCGCTCGTACTCGATCTTCCAACCGTTTATCGCCAGCGCCGGGAGCTGCTGCACCGGACACCGTCTTCTCCTGGGCTATCGCCATGGTTCTTCTTCTGAAAAAAGGTCGAACCGAAGCCGGCGCTTGTTGATGCCGACCTTTCATTCAAGACGTCGGTATATGTTCAAAACGCTTAGAGCAGCTCTTCGAAATCGGGCCGGACTTGCATGGAATCCATTCGGCAAAGCGCCAGATGCTGCTGCCGATGCCGGATGGCAGGCGGCATCGGCGCATGCCGCGGCGTCGAAGGTTCGTTCAGCATTTTTTGCACGATCCAGCCGCGAGGATATTCGCTCGTGCGCGGTTCTCCTGTGTCGCGGTAACGCGACTACCGCCACAAGACGCAGGAACTCGGCAACAAGGGCCGAAATCTCGAGTCCATGACGACCCGCATCGCCGATACGGCGAACGCCATCGCACAATTCCTGGTCGAACAGCTTCCGGAAGAACCGACGCAGGCCCTGGCTATCCAGAACCCGGCGGAATACGTGCGGAAGAAGGCGATTTACGACGCTGCCCTGACGCATGTGCACCAGCTCGCCGGCATGGGACAGGAGCCGCGCAAGGTCGCCGACGAACTCAGCCGGGCCGCGAACGAGGAAGCTCTCGCGGCCGAGAACTCAAAGCTGCTCGAAGCCTTTCCGCATCTCGCGAAGGACGAGGCTCGCCAGAAGTTCTTTGCCGACGCTTTCGCGGCCGGCGAGGACTTCGGCTTCTCCGCCGAGGAGATGCGGACGGTCACCGATCACCGCTATTTCAAGGTCATGCACTACGCCATGCTCGGCCTCCAGGCCGAACATGCGAAGAACAGGGCGTTGATGAAGGTGGCGAACGCTCCGCCGGCAACGGCCCGAGCCAGGCCGAACGGACCGGTGAACCCGCAAGCACGGAAAAACCGGGAAGCGATGAAGAGGTTGTCGAAAACCGGGTCGATCAAAGACGCGATGGCGATCGACTTCGAATAACCATCCTCAAATATTTACCGCGTTTGCGGGCCGAAAACGTCCTTGCAAACGCATATCGAAGGACTGAAACCATGGCAGCTCTCGCCAATACCTTCCTGACCACGGATGCTGTCGGCAACCGTGAAGAACTCTCCGACGTGGTGTCGCGCATCACTCCGGAAGACACCCCGATCTACTCGCTCATCGAAAAGGGCAAGTGCGTTTCGATCCATCCCGAATGGGAGACGGACGAGCTTGCCGCTCCGGCGGCGAACATCAAGAGCGAAGGCGACGAATATTCTTTCGGTGCCATCGCACCGCCCGAGCGCATGGGCAACTATACCCAGATCATGCGCAAGGACTGGATCATCTCCGGCACGCAGGAAGTCGTTTCCGAGGCCGGCAACGTGCAGAAGCGGAAGTACCAGAAGCTCAAGAAGGGCGTCGAGATCCGCAAGGATGTCGAATATGCGATCGTCGACACCAACGCTTCGGTCGCCGGCGCGACCCGCGAATTCGGCTCGCTCAACACCTGGACCGAGACCAATGTGTCGCGCGGGGCCGGCGGCGCAAACGGCGGCTTCGACAAGGCTACCGGCCTGACGGTCGCCCCGACCGACGGCACGCAACGCGCTTTCAGCAAGGCGATACTGGATGACGTGATGCAGCAGGGCTACCAGAGCGGCGCCAATTTCCGGCACGTCTGCGTATCACCCTACGTCAAGAGCGTGTTCGTCACCTTCATGTCGGACGCAAACGTGGCACCGTTCCGCTATGCCGTTTCCAAGGGCGGCGAGCGCAACACCATCATTGCCACGGCCGATTATTACGAAGGCCCGTTCGGCACCGTCATGATCCATCCGAACCGCGTGCAGGCCGCCAATGCGACGACGGCGCGCAACGCCTTCTTCCTCGACACCGACATGCTGGAATTCCTCTGGCTGCGGCAGATCCAGGAAGACAAGGACGTTGCCAGGACCGGCGACGCCGACAAAGGCGTGATCATCGGCGAAGGCACGCTGAAGGTGAAGAACGAAAAGGGCCTCGGCGTCGCTGCCGATCTTTTCGGCTTGAGCGAGGCAAGCTGAGGACAGGTCGGCCTCTTACGATAGCGTTTCGGTGCTTCAGCCTGAAACGCACTTTCGTACGGAAAACCTCTACGCACATTCCTGGGGATGCCCCTTCTAGTCTAGGGCAGGGGCCAGCTTCGGAAAGGATCAGATCGATGGTCACCAAAAGCAACAGGTTGGAAACGCAGCCAGACACGCTGGCGCCTTACCAAAGGGCGTTTCTTGATGTGATCGCCGCTGCCGAAGGCGGCGAATACGACATTATGTATGGACCAGAGGGGAAAGGCCGGATAACCGACTTTTCCGATCATCCCCGCAACCCCAGCCGAATAGAAAAGGGCGATATGCTGGCAAGGTGAGCACAGCCGCCGGTCGGTACCAGATCAATGCCCCGACATGGGACGAGTACGCCAAAAAATTGAACTTGCCCAATTTTTCGCCGCCAAACCAGGACAAGGCCGCGTGGGCTATTGCGAATGATCGCTACCGCCGAGCTACGGGAGGAGGCAGCCTGGATGATGCGCTTACCTCGGGAAACGCATCCTCGATCAAGGCGGCGGGCCGTTTTTTGGGAAGGACTTGGACGAGCTTTCCCGGCGGAAGTGAACAGCGTCTAACGGAACGCGAATATCTCGACAACTACAGGATGAACCTGCAGGCATGGGAGGGTCGAATGCCGATCCCTCAGGCGCGCCCGGCCACTTTCGAGGAACGGGTGGGAAACACTGTCGAGGATTCGTCGCAAGGGCCGCTTGCCAATGCACTTATGGAAAGGGTCGAACAAATGCGCCGGAGCGTAGCTCCAAGGCCCACTTCGCATGCACGGCAATTTTGGGATGACTTGGTTCCTGACCGTGGATCATTGACGGACGTTTCGAGGGATTGGCTGGAGTAAGTCGCCGAATTTCCCTGCCTTACTCTCTTGCGAGTGTTCCTGTAATGTTCTACAACGAAAACGAGTACGGAAATCGATATGAAGCTTTTGATGAGTCTTCCGATGGCCGTCCGGATGTCTGCCCACGAGAGGCGGCCGGGATCTTCAGGGGATTACTCGCAGGAGAGGAAGGATCATGTTTCGCAAATATCTCAGCGCAGTGTTCGGAGTAGTTGTATCGTTTTTCGCCACGCCGGTAACGGCCGGCCCAGATGAGATTATCGATGCGTTGCTTCGATGCAAACCGGATTTTTTCGAGGTGTTGAAGACCGAAAAATCAGCGTTCGCGCCGGCGCTGATTCGGCATCGTGAAATTCCTGTTTCCGACATCGTCACGTCCCTGGCAGCGATTGCGACGTTTCAGGAGTCGATCCAATCTCGCGGGGTCCACATCCAGGTCTACCTGCAGACGGTTATCTCCGGCTCCGGCGATGCCGACCGGCGGACGCATATCTGGGGGGTATTGGTTCCGGGGGAGCCGCAGGAGGTCATCAACACGCTGGAAGCGAACGTCCCGGGAGCGAAATTCGTGCCGTTTTCGGATGGCTGGATGCTGAAAGAGGATCAGTGGCAGCGACCAGATCCGTGGAGCCTGCTGCTCGTTCGCCGATACCAGGACAATTTTGGCGCTGGCACCAGCATCTGGTGTTTTGCCGAAACCGGTGTTCTGGACCCCATGCAAGTCCTGCCCGATATCGAAGAGCTGCTCTGGAAGTTCTGACTTCAATGCTTTGAACCAGAGTCGGCGACGATCAATTTTTCGGTGCGCGATCGGGAGGGAGGCTGAACGAAAACAGCGGCACGGTACTCCAGTACTGCGGCTTGGGTGTGCAGCGCGCCATGTCGGCTGTGTCGAAGCCGGTGGGGACGAAGCGGTATTGGGCAAACGACCAGTTATGGCTGTAGGGAGCGTCGCCTTCCAACACCAGAACTGCATGGAAGCTACGGATGACACCGATACGCTCCTGGGATAACGTGTAAAATGAAAATCCGCGCATGCGCGCCACGCTCATCCGCTCGTGTTCCCGTTCGTGCCTCGCTCCGTCCAGAGCGACGCAAAAGGGCTTGTCGCCGGCTATCAGGCTGGAGCTCAGGAGCACGAGCGCGGCGACCAGGATAGACCAGAGGCCGGCGATGCCCGCCGATAGCATCGGCATCCATCCGAGCAACAGCCGCGTCTCCTCGGAACCGGCGGTGGAGACGAGCAAGACCGAAGAAGCCAAGCCAAACGTCAGCGTCATGCCGTGCGCCAAAGGAAGGAGCGTCGATGATGCATCGCTAACCGCGGCGAACGCGAGTGTAAGGAGCGCGCCGGGCAGAGCGATCATCGGATAGAGACTCGATGCGAGGCGCCGATGTAAGCGAAAGCCGCCGAAGACATGGGTGGCGGCCAGCATGAAAGGGATGACCGGCGACGAGAATAGAAGGGCCCAGGGGACTATTGCAAGCCACAGATCATACCTGGGAGCGAGCACCGGGGCAATGAAGACCAGCGTCAGGGCATCTGCGCTGATTAGTCCAAGGGCAATTGCCCCCGTGGCGGCTAGTAGAAGAATGTTCTTGCGTTCCATGGCTGTCCCGAGCAGGGGCGAATCCTCATTCACGGTTGAAGAATAGATGATTTCTCGGAAAGATTGTGGCCGCCGAGCCGAGATTCGAAAAAATTCAGCGCTTACGTGGGCGCTGACCAGACCCTAGCCAGCTTCAAGGGCTGGATCAGTCCGATGGTCGCGAAAAGCAGCAGGCCGAGAAGGCAACAACGCACACTGACGCCTTACCAGAAGCCGTTTCATGATGTGGTCGCCGCTGCCGAAAGCGGCGAATACGACGACATGTATGGACCAAGAGGGAAGCCCCGGCTCATCGATTTTTCCGATCATCGCCGCGATCCCAGCCCGACAGAAGGGCAGGCGCCCGGCAACCGTCGAGGAGCGGGTGGGAGGCGGCATGGAGGATCGTTCGCGATATCCGCTCGCCCAGGCGCTCATGGCAAGGACCGGACGGCTGAGCCGGAGCGTTGCTGCAAAGCCGGCTTTGGATGCGCAGCAATCTTGGGACAGCTTGGTTCGTGACCGACCGCGGGTCCCTGAAGGACGTTTCGAGCACTGGCTGAAATAGGCCGCCGAACTCCTCCCCTCACGCTCTTGCAATGCTCGAGTAATGTTCCACATCGCAGCGATAGTGATAGCGAGCATAAAGCAGACGGTTATCTCCGGCGCCGGCGATGCCGACCGGCGGGCGCATATCTGGGGGTATTGGTTCCGGGGGAGCCGCAGGAGGTAGTCAAGACGCTGGAAGCGAACGTTCCCGGGAGTGAAATTCGTGCCGTCCGCAGATGGCTGGATGCTGAGGGAGAATAGGTGCTTTTGGCGGATCGGGTTCTGAATCCCATTCAAGTCCTGCCCGATATCGAAGAGCTGCTCTGGGCGTTCTGAACATATTCCGACGTTTGTAATTGAACGCCGGCATCAAACAAGCGGCGGGCTTCGGCTCGCCTTTTCCTTTTCAAGTCGACCAACGGGCTGAAAATCGAGGACGAACGCAGCCGCTGAGACAGTGCCCTGGCAGTCATCGCAGGAGCGACGCCATGACCGATGCGAAGAGAAGCAGATTGTCTCCATGATTCTCGATGGCGTTCCGCCGCAGGGTCAGGGAGCGCAGGAAACCGACGGTGCCGCGCTCTACGGCTCACCGGCGCGGGCGGCCGCCACGCCGTTTACCGGAGGCGACCTGACGGCGATGCCGCGAAGTTTCAGCGGCGGCGCCGTATTGCGCGCTTACAACCCGACGCTTCGCGATCGACTTGCCGACCGGATCCTTGGCGACGGACGCCCGTCGCTTTACAAACGGCAGGTCGTGTCGGGCCTTCTCGGATCGGCGGGTCTCGGCAATGAAGGGCTTTCCCTTATCGACGTCACGCCGTTCGGGACGATGTTTGCGGGGGAGGAGACGGGGCGTTCCCTCGCCGAGGGCAATTACGGCCAGGCGGCGGTCGAAGCGTTGGGAATGCTGCCCGCACCGGCGCTTCGAACCGCTATGAAGGGCGCGCGCGCGTTCGGCGCGAAAGCGGGCATCGCGGAGTCGCAGGACGCCGGTTTTCTTGCCTCTCGCAGCGCGTATATATATGATCCTCCGGTCACACAGCCTCGGCCTTTCGAGGCGGAGTATAAGCCGGGAGACCCACGATATGAAGCAGCGGGAGGGACTGCCGACGAAAGCGGAAGACTCCGCATGGACATGGACGGAAGACCTCTTACCGGAGAATATTTCGCCGGCCGAACTCATACTGGCGCGGGCGAATCCCCGATTCCAGCGTCTGCATATGACGCCATTGCAAAGGCAGCAACGGGCGGATTCCCTCAGACGGTTGCGAAAAGCAAGATCGGAGGGGATGCGGGACGGTACGTGGTCACCAGAGATCGAAGATCAGGTGAGGTACTGAACCGCGACATATATGTTGATCAATCCCTGCCAAAAGATAAGGCTAGTCGCGTTACCGCCCACGAACTGGCCCATGCCCTCAACGAGATTACCGGCAATATACCGACCGACGGTCTCGATAAAGAACTCCGGACTATCTACAACGACCTGAACAACCCGCAATCCTACGGCAAACTGTTCGGTCGCGAACAGAACCGGTACTCGGGCGCCGCAAGTCGTACCGAATTGATGACCGAGGCCATTCGCGCCTATATGTCCGGTCCGAGCTATATCAAGACGGTGGCCCCCGCTTCGGCGAAGCGCATTCGCGCCTATGTCAACACCCACCCGAAACTGAAGCATATCATTCAGTTCAACAGCATTGCCCCGCTCATGGGGACCGGTCTCGCCGGGGGCGGGGGACTGGCGGGCTTCAAGGAAAGCGGGAGGGGGGAGGGCGAGCTGTGACCTTGCTCTAGCACGCTGCCGGCTGCTGCGAGATGGGTGATGGCGTTTCTCCTGTCCCTCATCTCTGTGCTTGTCACAGAGATCCAGCAGCGCCGCGTCTGCGGCGCGGGAAAGGGTCTTTCAGCCCAAGGACTTGGTCTGGCTGGATCCCTGTGACGAGCACAGGGATGAGGAGATCAAACAAGCCGCGGCAGGAATCCAAATCTCAACAGGCCTTAGCAAGCCCGCGCTGGCTTGCCTTTTCCCGCATGTATCCGAGCTTCAGTTCCTCGAGCGGAATCTGCTCGCCACCTTTCAGCGTAATGATGGTGTCCGGGGTCTCGTTGGACTCCTCGCCCTCTTTCTCGGATCCGTTTGTCTCGTCGCCCTGGTCTGCGGGTTCGTCGGTCTCTTGACCATCTTCGTTGGTCTCACCCGTCTCGCTCGTCCATTGCCGATCGCGCTCTTCCTCTTCGTTGGTCCCTCCCGACTCGGAGAAGTCGAGGCTTGAAGCGTCATCGAGGGAAAGCGAGGGCCGCGCACTATCACTCTCGCCGGAAAACGGCGAGTTGGTGGTTGCGTCTGTCATGTCTGTCTTGCCTTTGAGGTTTCGCGCCGGCCCTATGCCGGAGCTTCCTTCCCGTCGGCGTTGGCTTGTCCCTCGGCGAGGAACTTGAGCTTGCCGCGGAAATTCCGGATTGCCCGCACTTCGGCCGCAAAGGCCGCGCGGGTCTCGTGGTCTGTGTGCTTGGCGTTCACGCAGCCGTTGACGGCTGCGGTTTCGAGCTCGTCCATCAGCAGGTGAAACAGCGGCATGTCGATGAGTACGCGGGCGGCCGCCGTCCTGTCTTCTGTCTTCATGTCAAACCCGCCTTCCATCGAATGTCCGAAGCTGAGGAGGGCCCGCGAGTCCTTTCTCCCCGCATGCGGTCCATTTTGATGGGAGAAGGTACTGGCAGGCGGATGACGGCGGCCGCAAGCGAGTTCGCCCGACAGCTGGTGAAACATCGCGTGCCGTTCAGTGCCTGCACCGCCTTTCTATTGCGCCGTCCACCTTCATCCCGGCACACGGCAAGGTTGAATTTTGCCTTTGAATGTCACACCGGATGTGGCATATTCGGTCCTGTCACAGGGTGCCTTAGAGGAAAAGAATGGCGGAGGAAGAACGTGGGGCGAACGCGCCGTAAGCCGAAACCCGCGGCTTTATTGGGGCTATTCGGGCGATGATGGTGTTGGTGGTTGGTTTCGCGCCGGCCCTTGAGAATATCGCGGCGCCTATGAGCATCCACGATGCATGACTTGAATAGCTTGTTGCCTTTCTTCTTGCTCCGCAGTGCGTCCCCGACGCGGCGCAAAGCCACCCGCCGCCTCTCCGAAATCGCGGAGTTCCAGCGCTGAGGTCGTCGGAACTTCGCCATAGACATCCTGCAGTCCGCGTACTTGCCTTCTCATTTCGGTTGCGGTCTGCTCGCGAGGTCGTCACGCGGACGCTTTCAGGCCCGATTGGGCGCCTTGCGTCGTGGCGGCGTGGATCGCCGATGCTCCAGCGAGGACATAGGATTGCCGAAGATGGTACCCCGACCGTGTGCGCGAGAATGCTGCTGGGAGCCGCTGACCGTTGTCGTGACGGCTATCGTGGTGGAGTAGTACTATTCTCGATCTACCCGCGCTTTGGCGGCAAGACGGCGAAAACGACCACCGTCTTGCTGAAGGCGCAGTTCCGGCACCGAGGTCGTCGGGACGTTGGTCATTACGGTAGGATTCCAGCGACGCCTTCAGTCGCCGCTCCGTTGACGCCTTGCACCGACGACGGTGCCGGCGCGACTCTTTTCATCACCAGCAGGTCCGACGCGACATAGCTGAGTACGAATACGAAGTAATGGGGCCCGAGCGTAAAAAAGAACAGCGCTCCGAGGGGATACCTCAACTCGGCAACGTCACCCTCCCGCAGTCCGGGAGGAAGGATACCAAAGGTAAGGTAATTATAAATATAATTGCAGAACATGTACGCGAGGCCAAATGCCAGAGCGGCCAGCGTAATGAAAACAAGCCTCTTCAAAAGCGGCACGTTCGGCCGCGGCACAAATGAAAAAGCATAAAAACCGACGATATAGGCAACCATCTCGTATCGAAACAGCCTCGGATAGAGAAAGCTGCAGGCAATTGCGGTCACGACGATACAGAACAGCACACGAGCCACATTCAAAACCGCATATCGCCGCACAGACCGTCCCCCAAGCCACCGAACCGGCACCGTGCGGTGCGAGTCTTACTCTTGAACTTCACGGCGATCCTGAAGATGAATTGGGGCGATTTTGCGCTACCTAAGACTGTATTCCTTTGCGTGATACACGCAAACTCAGCTTGCCGCGGCCAGCGACGTACGTTGAATGACATTGCCCTCGTGCACTTTCAGGAAGGTTTGTATCGGTTTTTCTGCGGAAGCACATAATGTTCAGGTGTTGGGCGACCCCTTGAATGATTGCCGCCGGACCGGAAGCAGGTCACATGCTGCTGAACTTCCTCTTGTATCGCCCGGCACGCTCGAGCTGCCTGTCGAGCTTGCTCGGCCACATGGTTTCATCGACATTGCCAAAAGGCCCAACGCCGTCGATTGCGCGTGAAACACCTGTTGTGCAACCCATGCCCGAAAAACCCTCCAATGTCATTATTCTCGATCTGCCCGCGCTTTGGCGGCAAGACGGCGCAAAGACCACCGTCTTGCTGAAGGCGCAGTTCCGGCACAGAGGTCGTCGGGACGTTGGTCGTTACGGTAGGGTTCCCGCGACGCCTCCCGTTGCGTCGTTGAGCATCTCCCGATGTAAGGCTGCGTGAACCGCATTGGATTGCTCGCCGCGACAATGTCATGCCCGGTAAGGAACGTCCTGAATCTGAAGGCTGCACTTACTATATTTTTGGAGGTCGTATCTTTATGACGCCCGCGCCTTCGTAGACCACCGTATAGTTCTCCAGGTAAAAGAAGCTCCCCATCCCCAGAAGATACTGTCCATAATCCTGATATTCGTTTGGCCCGTCTCGCACGGTTGTGCTGATGCTTCCCCCGCCATAAGGCGGCAGCAGGAGACGTTGGAGGGCTTCGCCCGGCTCCAGGTCGAAACGCAACATGTGGCGCACCGGTTCGTCGCCATAGTCACGCACGTTGGGCTCCCAAAGCACCACCTCGACGGCGATTGCATTGCTGGACCCGTTCTCGACATGAACGATGACTTTCCTCGAAAGCAGGTTGCTCAACATGAAGACGGCGAGCAAGGACACCAACAAAAACAGGCCCAGTGTGTACATGGCAATACGCAGCAATGTGCTTCTTTTAATCATCGTTTTAGTGCCTGTCGGATGGGTGATTAGCCGCCGTTTGTCCAACTCACCGGCGACGAGGTCGAAGATTTGCTCGCGGCTTGCATCTTTGTTAGCCGCGCCGATCCGCCGCCCGACCCTGTTGTTGTGCAGGTCCATGTAGACTTCGGGATATGGCTTTGGATGACCGTTCATAGGCATCGCTCCGGCGTTTCAACTATGGGCGACTAGGGGCCCAATTTGCCTTCTCGAACGCCATGGACAAATCCTCGTTCGCTTTACCTTTTACATCTCGAGCGATTGCGGCGCTTTTATGCCACCTAAAGTAGCAGATCCAAGATAGGAAAAGATTCGCTTCATCCTGCGAGGCGATGGCCTTCCCTCCATCGCGCGAAGGTATCAATCGGCCCCTGCGCGGGGACGTGCTGAAAAGACCGCACCAGCCGGGCCATACCAAGGGAAGAACCTCGTCGAGTTCAGGTCTGCATTCACCAGATATCGGGCCGCGCCAAACTGCACCGCAACTGCACCTTGCAACCGCCATGCCGTTCCCCATTGGCTGGATACCCATAAGTGAGCCTCTCATTTGGAAAAGAGCTTCCGCCGCTCGTTTTCCGCCGTCAGCTGCGCCTTCGCGGCCTCGGCCTCGGCCTGCATCTGCAGTTTTCTGTATCTCGGGATCAGGCTTGTCGGCAGCCGCCTGCATTCACCGCTGCAATCGACCCTGGCCTGAACGGAAGAGGAGCCGCCGGGAGATTCCAGAAACGCCCCGTTCGGATCGAGGCACCTTATCTGCCGCGCAAGAAGGCATCGCCACACGGAAGAGTTGATGTCGGTTTTGTTCTGAACTACCTGTTTGGGCGCGCGGCAACCGGACAGCCCGCATCGTGGTGCCGCTGTTCAGTTTCGGCGTGGTCTAAGTCGAGGAAATCTGTGCCGACATCAACGGCTTCAACTGGCTGGGTTTCAAGCGTCTTCCCTCCGGTCGTCTGCTGCTCAACTCCACGATGAGCATGCTGGCAAGCGCCGTCTTCTGGCTGCTCTGCCTCCTTGCCTATCTAAGCATGACGCAGACGTAGCGGTCGTCTGACTCCAGACAACGTACTGATCATCACCGGCAACCTCGCAGCTTGGGCAGGGCTACGCGATTGCGGTCCGTTTCGAGACAAATCTTCTGATGATCAGGAACTCGAGCACGACGTAGCTCAGAAGAAACACGGCGTACTGGGGACCGAACAATCCGACAAGGAAAACAATTTCTACTCCTTCCCAGAGAACTCCGAGACTATCAATTCTGTAGGAAATCAGGGAATGTACTATCGGAACGATCATCATTGGCACCGCCGCCGCCGTGATGTAGAGGATGCGCCTCCACAGACACACCCTGGGAAGGGGGACGAAAGCGAACACGTAGAGGAGCGAAAACAATGCTCCCAGGCTAAAGGTAAAGTGGCGTTGATAGGCCCATGCTGAAAATACAAGCATGGCGGCGTAACCGAGGATCACACGAACCGCATTTAGAACCGCGTACCGCATCAATGGCCTCGAAGAGCTCGTTGTCAAAAAATCCAAGCCGATGCTAACCGTTCGTTCAGCAGAATTGCGGCGCATTTATGCTCGTACTGCGTGCATTCCCGGCAGGCGCCATCATAACGAACCAGAACTTGAGAAACCTGCTGCCCTTGCTTCCAGTCCCTGATCGACCCCACGGCACATCGCGCAACTTTTATCTACTTGGTGAGCAACCTTCGTAAGCTTTCGAGATCACCAGCTTCACCCACATGTTTGCGCAGACCTTTGAGCTGACTGTCCAGCTCGGTCGGCCACATGGTTTGTTCCACATGGCGGAACGGCCCTATACCCTTGATCGCCTCGCTCACCCCGGTTGCATCCGGGATCAATCCAGTTCGCTGCCGGCGCGCCGCCAAGATCAAAGGCCCTCTTTCTTATTTCCTCCTCTTCTTCCGGAGTCGTTGCATATCTGCGCACGGTCACATTTGGCCCGTCTCGCAATTGGTATCGCACATAATCCTCGGCGGATACCTCTGACCCATAAAGCGTTCGGCCACTACCCATCTGCCGGTTCATGTAACTACCAGCCGGATCATAGAGGAACCTGCCCTCCGGGTCGCCATCGTCGGGAATGATGAACACGCCGCTATGCATGTTATTGCCAAGGACGGCCTGAAGGGGCCAACCGGTCGGGTTCGTGTTGGACACCACATACGTCGCGGCCACCTCCGTACCCTTGCCGTTTTCGAGTGGGCGCGGGCTCGCCACGTTCGGCGAGAAACTGTTCGCAGCCTCGCTGAAGTCGCGCAATTCCAATGCGGATGTCGTCTTCGGAACTTCGTCATAAACATTCTGCAATCCACGGATCTGCTTTCTCACCCCGGCATCCCTCCGATATGTGCCACCGCCAGCGGCTCGCCGTCCAACAGTTGCGCGGCGTTCTGTTGCCGCTTCAGGTTCAGTTCGGCGTCGATCTGGTAGCGCGTCAGCGCGCCCTTCTGCTGGATTTCGATCAGCTTCAGCTCGCGTTCGATCTCCAGCTTCCGCCGCTCGTTTTCCGCCGTCAGCTGCGCCTTCGCGGCCTCGGCCTGCGCCTGCATCTGCAGTTTCTGCATCTCGGGATCAGGCTTGGCGGCGGCCGCCTGCATTCGCCGCTGGATCTCCTCCGGCGCCGGCTTGGTGAAGTAGAGGTCGGGCGATTTCAACCCTGCGGCCTCCGCCGATTTGGCGATGCCGTTATAGAGATTGTCCGGCGAGACATAGGGGTTGTCCGGTCCCAGCGTCATCAGCAGCTTTTCCTGCAGCTGCAGGATCATCTGGATCATCATCATGTCGCGTTCGCGCGTGCCGGCGCCGAGCCCGGTATTGACCGTCGCGTCCATCCCGGCGTTCCACTGGCGCGGGTCGAAGGTCACCCATTGCCCGCGCAGCCGCACCATACGCGGCCTGTCCTGATGCTTGACGACGAGACGGAGCAGCCCCTGGAATACCCGCTTCAGCCCTTGCGCGAAGGTGCGCACCATCAGCTCCGTCTGGCCGATGATATAGTCGGTCGCCTGGTCGGCGGCGGCCTCGTCGCCCTGGTCGACAGGCGCGAATTCCACCACCTTGTCGTTGCCGAGTATGGTCCGGATCAGCGAGGGCAGCACCTTCTTGATGGCCGCCCGCACATCGCGCGAGACCACCTTGGAGCGGTTGGCATCCGCCGGCACGTCTTTCATCGTGCCGTCGTAATATTCCATCGCCTTGATGCGATCGACCGCCAGCTCGTCCCGGTAATCCTCGCAGTCCTTCACCAGCCGGCTGACGAGTGCGGACAGGCGTTCATCGGTCATTGCGGCCATCGGAGAACCTTTCTGGCGGTGAAATTCCAGCGTGCATCGGCCACACCGGCAAGCACCGGATGATGCGGAGGCATTTGATTTTGGGTGGCTCGTGAAAAGACCCCGGCCAAAGCCGAGAATAGCGGCCGGGGTGATGCATGCCTTCGCCGCGCTCTTCGATTTCAGGGACAAGGTCCCTCGGCACCCTGTGGCGAAGGTTCGCCTCTGCTATTCCCGAATCCGCGCGTCCTCTTCGCCTGGCTTCTCTATCGCCACGGCCTTCGCCCGGATGGTCGTTTTCACGTTTACGTAGTTTCCGAGCTCATATCCGGAGCCGATATCGACAACGACCGTGAAACGGTCGCCATCATAGCCCAGAAACTCGATTGCGCCGATTTCGTCGTTCGGAATTCTACCGGGAGGGTCGAAGGAAACGTGATCGACCCCTTCGAAAACGAGGAACCCATCAAGGATATCTTCACTGTAGTTCCACGTGCCCGACCGAATGCGAGATACCGCGTTCATCTGGATCTTGACCTCATCCTTCCATCCGTCAAGCACGATGGCCTTGCAGGCGCGGTCGTCCAGATGGATCGATCTCAAGAAAACGTCGACGTTCATTTCATTTCCTCATCGGCCAGTGTGCATCAGGGCTGTTCCAGGGCACTATATTCCCACGAATATCGAGCGAAGGGCCTTGTCCCTTGGTGTTCGGCCCCGTACCCATCAGATGCCCATGCCCGTGGGGCGGTTTTCCGGAACCGTGTCTCTGCGGATTCATTCTGTGATAGTTCGATCCGTTTGGATAGAGCGTGTGCGTGTCGACCGGATTTTGCCCAGACACCGTGCTTCCTCCCAACGGCTCGAAGGCGATGTTGCCTCTCGGATCGGCAATGTGGCGCTGGATGGGAGACCCCGTGCGGGGGTCGACGATCAGAGCTCTTTGAAGCTCGTCCAGCCGCCGCTGCAGATTGTCTCTCGCCTGGACGTCTCCCGGGCGGCCGGGCCTGGACGAACTCGCTGCGCCGATCCTCGCGGACTGCACTTCGGCCCCAGCTCGGCAGACGGCTGTTCGCCGCCTCGCTGAAGTCGCGCAGTTCCAGGGCAAGCCCATCGGCGCTTCATAAAAATCCTCGAAGTCGTTTATACTCTCACCCCGGCATCCCTCCGATATGTGCCTCCGCCAGCGGCTCGCCGCCCATCAGCTCCGCGGCGTTCTGTTGTCGTTTCAGGTTCAACTCGCGTCCTGATCTCCAGCTTCCGCCGCTCGTTTTCTGCCGTCAGCCGCGCCTTCCCGGCATCGGCCTGCGCCTGCACCTGCAGTTGCTGCATCTCCGGATCCGGCCTTTGCGGCAGCCACCTGCATCCGCTGCCGGATCTCCTCCGGCGTCGGCTTTACAAGTCAGCGAATGGCGATCGCCGGCTTTTCGACGGCGGCTGCAGGCTGTCCGCTGATGGAGAATTGTCGAGTGTCTGGCGATCCGGCACGGTCTCAGCCGGCCCACGAGGGCGGACAGGCGTCATCGGTCATTGCGGCCATCAGAGAACCTTTCGCGCGGTGAAATTCCAGCTTCCGTTGACGTGGTTCGCCCGCGCGTGGCGCTTCATCATCAGCGCGTAGCGCGAGGCGGAGATCAGATCGTCGCGTTCCTTGACGATCCTGCCGTCCTTGCGGTGATAGAGGCGGAACTCCTCAAGCCATTCCGTGCAGGTGGAAAACACCTTCCAGCGCCCGGTCTGCATCCGCTGCAGCATGTCGGAGAGCCCCGCTTCCACGCCGTTGGTGCCGTCGTCGAAGGTCGCGCGCTCCGGTAGAAGGGCCAGCCCCTGTGCGCGGTATTGCGCCGCCAGTTGCTCGCCGCTGCCCTTGTCGTGCTGCAATCCGTCATGCGGCCAAGCCCAGGGCATCGCCGCGCCCCAGGGTTTCAGTGCCGCCGCATGGATGATCGGCGTCGCCTCCCGCTCGCGATAGATCTTCGTGACATGGAATACGTCCGCGTCCCGGTCCCAGGCGCAGCCCGCCGCCGCGAAAGGATGGTCCCAGCCGAAGTCGAGCCCGCCGATCTGCACCCAATGCTTCGGGATTTCGAAGGGATCGATACGAATGCTCTCCTCTGTCACAGGAAAGATCCTGCCGGATCCGAGCGCCGGCACGCCCCTGGTGCGCGCCTCGCGCTCATGGGCGGGGTAGCTGTCGATCACCCTTTGGCGCTCCTGCGGCGTATAGTGCTCAGCACCCTCGATCGTCATGGTGATGACCGCGCGGTCCGGCGATTTTTCCATGAGGTACCTGGCCACGACCGCGCTCAGGCCCCTGAGTGGCGTAAAGGTGACCGCGATCGCGCCGCGTCGCATTGGTGCGGGTGATCCCCTCGAAATAGACGTCTTCGGGCGGCTCCTCGTCGAACCAGACATAATCCACCGTATTGGCCTGCCATTTGGCGCGGCCCTGTTCGTAGGCCTTGAAGAGAAGGGTCGAGGCTCTGCCCGAAACATGCCGCACCGTCACGCTGTCGAGCGCACCGGAAGCACCGGCGCGGCGTGTCGTCGCCTTGATCGCCGCCTTCGGGAGAAATCCGGTGCCCCACTCCTCCTCATTCAGCGGCGGACCGATCAGCAGCCGTTGCACGCCGTCGCGGGTCAATTCATAGGATTCCGAGCCCGCCAGCATGACGATCGGCCGGTCGAACCGCCGGCCCTGCCACCAGTCGGGATAGCGCCCGGTCAGATGCATCGCCGCCTCCGCTGCGCCGGCCAGCGTCTTGCCGAGCTGGTTGCCGGCCATGAACAGCCTCTCGCGAAAGGCCGCGCCCGCCGCATGGAACTCCCGCTGCTTGGCATAGGGCCGGTAACCGGCGAGGATATTCGTTCGTTGCCGCCTGTGGAGCTCCGCCATCAGCAGCATCTGTTCCCTGAGCATCGCGGAAAGGCCGGACGCAATGGTCCCCTCGGATGGGTTGGATACGCTCATCCGTGATCATGCCTCTATATGCTGCGAATTGCCGTCGTAGCCGGCGTAAGCTTAGCTTCGTCTTTGCTGGACTGCGCCGGAATAAGATCAATAATGTCCGCATTGCCGCTGACATACGTAGCGCCGATGGGAGAAAATCATGATCGAAGGCCATTGCCATTGCAGGGCGGTCCGCGTCGCGGTCCCCGTCCGCCCCGAAACGCTCGGCGATTGCAACTGCTCGCTCTGCAGCAGGCTCGGAACGCTTTGGGGCTATTACCCTTCCAGCGAGGTCAGCATCACCGATCCTGAGAAAAAGCTCGTCGGATATGTCCAAGGCGACAGGACCCTGACCATGCATCACTGCGGCGTTTGCGGCTGCATAACCCACTGGTCGCCGGTCGGCCGCAGCTCACCGCGCATGGGGGTCAACATGCGCGTCTTCGAGCGTTCGGTCTGGGAAGATATCCCGCACCGCCTCATCGACGGCGCGAGTTGGTGAAATCGGCTCTGTTTGTCTCGGGCCTTCAGATTCTGCCCATCAAGAGCAAGATCAACAGGACCACGACCAGAACGCCGAGAATTCCCGAAGGGCCGTAACCCCAGCCGGACGAGTAGGGCCACGCCGGAAAGGCGCCGATCAAAAGCAGGATCAGAATAATGAGGAGGACGGTGCCAAGCATATTGCGGTTCTCCCTTGCACAATCGAAATTTCCGCGAACGAAATCACGCGCCAAACCGAGTTTCTGCAGCGACTTTTGCGCGCCTCCAAAGTCGTGGGTGCGCTACAAAGCACATCGTTCATTCTACCGAATGCGAAAAGGCAGAATATGTTCCACGCCCCTCGCGACCCATATATGGGCAACACTCAATCAGAAGGCGCAGTTTCCTTCGAAGCCCGGTCTTCATTTTCCGAGTTGTCACATCCGGAACAGCGAGGCCGCGTGAAAGGCCCTTTTATCTAGATGTTCTCATATGGGTGAGATCATGCTAATTTTCTCGTTTCTCGGAGGGGAAACCGATGCCACGTATTGCAAATCTTTATTTCAGAACGGCGATTGTTTTTTTGATCCTCGGCATTTCGATCGGCCTGCACATGTCGATCACAGGCAACCATGCCGCAACGGGGGCCCATGCCCACGCTAATCTGCTCGGTTGGGTAACCATGGCGATTTTCGGCGGCTATCACGCGCTCAATCCTCAAAAGGCGGCAAGACGGCTGGCCATGATCCAGTACGCCGTCTACACCTTCGGCGTGACAATGCTTATCCCATCGCTTTACCTGCTGCTCTCCGGAAACACCGCCGTGGAGCCGATCGTCGCCATATCGTCGCTCATCGCCTTCGCCGGCGTTCTGCTCTTTGCCGTCATCATCTTCTCGAGCAGCGAAGCGTCTGTCTCGGCAAGAGTGGCGCCGACTCACTAAACTAAGGCCTGTTGAGATTCATAGGTGAAGGTCAAGCCGCTTGTCGTCTCCCCCCTTGTGGGGGAGAATATATGCGGCGGCCCTCGCCTCCGCTTCTGCGTTCGTCCGCGGCATCGTTTTGGGCATGCGAAGGTCAAACCGTCTATCGCGTGCCTCAAGGCAATGGTCCCGCGAGAGGATCAGATGTGTATATGCCCTATAAAGTTACCTTTTCGCAGGCGGCACGCGCTTTCGCAGGCCGCCTGCCCTCTTCCTTAGTGAAAGCAACGGCCGAATCGCAGCGTCCAGCGCGCGGATCCGGTCGATGATCTGTTCGTCCGACAAATCGTCAACCCCGCCGGTTGCGGCACTCAGGTCCTTCGGCAGAACCGACGCGACGAGCTTCAGATAGGCTTCCGGCTTCTCCTCGCGAATACGAGCGATGACGTTGACACCATGCCGGGCGAAGTCCGCCTGCACGGCTCCCAGAAAGCTGCCTCCCAACGGACTGCCCTCACCTCTCGCAGCCGGCGTTCCCGCCGCGTCGTCCGGCGCTTCCGCTCCCGGCGTGGCGCTTTGATCATTCATTAAGAACTTCTCCGCTCGTCGTTATCCCGGGGCCGGCAACATACGCCCGCAACTTCTGCAAATTATTTCCATCGTATACAATCCATAATTGCGCCAGAATCGCGGATCAGATGAGGTGCAACGGGACTGCACCACCGCGATTATCGAAAAGTTAACCGCCGCACCGGGAGGGAACATGCGCCGAAACTTTGCCACCGCCTTTATCATTGCCGCCTCGACGGTCTCCGCCTTTGCGGGGGAGCCGCGCGAACCGCGCTACTTCGTGAAAGCCTGGCTTCAAATGGCCAACAGGAGCTTCGAGCACACGACCGGCTGGTGCGGTGGAGAAGATGATTGTTTCGTGCCGATCGGTGAGCACGTGATCCGGTTGCGGGAGATGACGGCCTCCTCGTATTCGCTCAGCTTTTGGACCGACCCCTCGCAGCAGGATGCCTGCTGTGTGACCCGCACTGGTTTTCCCGCGCTTTCGGCGTAAGCTTTGGCATCCTCAGGATTGAGAAAGCCGGGATTCTCCGCCGTCAGTCTATAACGCTCGATCTTACCTTTCGGCACAGCCCTGCCGGCTTGCCCTTTCCGTTCACTCATGAACTTCTCCTCGTGAATATTTGCGTTCTCCTGGTAATGTGCTGGATCAAGTATTTGCGGCCGGCGATGCCGCCACTCGCCCGGCGCCGCTGGCGCCTGCATCATGCGAGGTTGGGGGTCTACGCGTCTTCGCCCAGAGTCCGCCTTGCGGATTCGGGAGACGCGGAAGGCGCATCGCCGGCCGCACACGGCGCCGCGGCGTCTTGGAACGCGCAGCATCGCCGTGAACCATGAATTGGAAGTGAGGAGCACGTCGCGCCGAGGGGACCGTCTGACGTTTCCGAGGTCGCCTCTACAGAACTAAACCGTTGCTGAAGCCGGAAGAGGATAAAATTCCTATCCTTGATTTATGGAATAGCGCAACTGCCCCTCGGTGCGCAAGCCTTCGTCACGTGAACCGCGGTCGTTTTTCGAATTACCCACGGGAAATCATTTCTATGTCCTACAGCGGACCGCAGAAGGTGAGTTCGTCTGCTGCGGCCGCGCGCAGCCCGAAAGAGGCTACTCAAATTTTGTTGTACAAATGTATATTATAATTTCCTTGCATAAGACATTGGCCTCTGCTTCAATCCAACCAGGCTGATGCTCAAGGGCTAGGGTATATACTCCGATACTAATAATGCCTCGCAGGAAAGGCAGCAACAAATTCGCCATCGGTGCTCGATGTCGGGTGGCGCTGCGTGCCGAGGCGAGAACACATTGCTTTGAACGCTTATTTTTAAAGACTGAATTTTAGTCCCGCATTCCGGTCGTTCCGGGGAACCACAGCTGCCCGCGATGCATTTTGCCTTCCCGAGAGAAGGAGCTTTGTCCATGCGCAATCATTGGATCTATGTCGCCATCGGCTTTATCGTCGGTGCAGGCCTATTTGTCACAACCGCCTGGCAGCGCACATCTGAATCGTCCAACCAGTTCGCCACCGTAAAACTCGAGAAGACCGACCGCCTCCAGGGCGGCATCCAGACTTCGTTCGTCATGGAGCGTTTCGGCCCTGCGCAAGCGGTTGAATGACAGTCGTCAAAACAGGGCGTTCACCAGCACTGGTCTGGACTAGCTGCCGGGTCGACGTGAGCCCTTGCCTTTCGCCGCCGGATGCGCAAGTTACTCGCGCCGGCGGTTTCCGGCACGGCACGACGATCGAGGAAGCCTGCGTTGAACTCAGATAACAAACCTGACGGCGAAATTAAGGTCGAGAAGCGGACGAACGGGCGCTGGGCCTTCGTGCTCAGCTATCGCGGCGTCACTTATCCGGCGGAGGGTCAGTTCAGTACCCAGCTTCTGGCACAGTCCGCGGCTTACGTCGCCATGAAGCTTCTGCGGAACACACGCTGAGGCATTCCCAGCACGGCAATTGTCCAGCACGTCAATTGTAAGGTGAGTTGCACCGCCGGCGTGCGCCATCAAAGGGCTGAAACGTATCGTCCGACAAGCGATACGAGGCGTAGCGCTCCTGGCACCAGCGAAGATGCGCATTGGCGTCGAACTGCACCCTTTGCCTCTGGCGCAGGCGCGATCTGTCCACCGCTCCGGGCAAAGGTCCTCCTACCGTCGCACCGGGGCCTATGCCGATATCAGGAGCCCTGCCGCGATAGCGGGAGCCGTAGTTCGGATATCGCTGTTGCAGGAAGTCGCGGTATTCCCTCTCGATGAAGAGATTGTGGTTGCTGCTGCCCGCGGGACGACCGGCGCAAATTCCCGTGCTGCACGTCTGGGCTTGTGCCGGCAGCATACCTATCGATGCGGCAATCACCGCTAAGGCGAGCGTTGCTGAAGCTTTCACGGACCTCACCTTCTTTCTGCTCGGAGAAAACGATCCGCCTCGACATGCTCGTTAGAGGCGGATCCATTGAAAGCATTTAACCTCAATCGCCCAAAAGTGCAGCGGTTTTGGGACAACGGCATGCCCGGCATTCTTGCGCGGCGGATGATAAGGATAATATTCCTATTATGGAGTAAACGAATTATCCTTCTTCCCATATTGACGCAAGCCCTTTTCAAAGAGCAGGACATTCAGGCCCCGCTTCAGCCAATCCAATTGGGCTTCCGGCATCATTCTTAACCCTTCGTAATCCATCACGCAGACATTGAAGACGGTGGTTTTCACCTGCCGCCCCTCCTCGCATCCGAGCAACAGGCCTTCAAGCCGCATCATACTCTCCGCGGCGTTCTTCGCTTTCAACGCGCGAGCCTCGCTTGGCTCGCCCGAGTGCCCTCTTACGTGATCGATCTGCTGGGCCCTGACGCTCGGAAAGGGAATGCCCGTCAAATGATAATAGCGCACCATCGTCGCCGCGTAGTCGTCGCCCGCCTCCCGCTGCTGCTCGGTGATCCGACCATCGAGAAACAACCGGCCGAGCGTGTAGCCGGCAAGGGCGCCTCTGGTCTCGAGGCCATGCATGCGCTTGCGCGCTGCAAGCGCCACCGCCATCGCTTCCTTTTCGCTTTCCTGTTTGGACCACTCCGGCTTTATCTTGCCGCAGGCAAAGCGCTCGGCATTGGCCTTCCGCGGCCGTCCGAGTTGTGCCTTGCGCTTTGCACGCAACTTCTGGGCCTTGGTCAACATGGGAATCCTTTCGAGCGTGGTGATTGAGACATCCGTCGCGGACGACCAGCCGTGAAGCGGCGGGACGGGACGGTATCCGAGGTGAACTGAGGGTGGATATGGAATGCGAGCCCGCCACCAGGCCCGGCTGAAGGTGTCATCTCAGGAAGCTGTTCCGCTTCCGGCACCGCCATCATTCACGACCGCAAGCACGGTCGTGTGGTCTCGATGGAAGATGCGGCCGATCCCCGCCAGCGAGAGATCCCGGCGGCGCTCATAGACCGCGCGCATGCAGGCATGCCTCGGCTTCACCAGCCGGCGCTCCCGGCGCACGCTGATGATGTCGTCCCAGCTCACACCGGGAAAATCCTCGAGCACGGCGGCAACGATCTCCTCGATCGGCGCTCTGTCGCCGCCGTCCTCGTTCGACGCACCGGTATCGCGGCCGCCAAGCAGGATTCGGGCCTGCGCGAGCAGCCGGGCTCCCGCATCGGCAAGATCGGCTTCCAGTCTCGCAATCCGCCGCCCTTTCGCTTCATTGTCAGAAGCAAGGTCGGCCAACTGCGCTTCGAGTTCTTTGATGCGAGCAGATCGGCCCGCCGCGTCGCCCGGGCGGGCCAACCGCTCCCGCACGGCCAGATAGTGCCGCGTCTGCCTTGCCAGTTCAGAATTCTCCACCATCGCTTCTCCTACTCCCTTTCCGGCGCTCCCAGCAGTCACGGAGCAAGCGCAGCCGCGACTTGACTTTATCAATGACATCTATAATGTCGTGTTGTCAACATGATTTGTGTTCTCAACATTGCTATGTCCGTGTCATGAGCGAAAGAGCTGAAAGATTGCGCGAGGCGCGCGTCAAAGCGGGCTATCGGTTCGCCTCCGACGCGGCGAATGCCTTGGGCATCGTCGCCTCGACCTATCGCGCCCACGAGAATGGGCAGAATGAGTTCGAACTCAGCGAAGCCGAAGTTTACGGACGCAAGTTCAACGTCGACCCGCTTTGGCTGCTGACCGGCACCGACCGCCGAATCCCTACAGGCTCGGCGCTTGGCTCGACAATGACCGAAATCGACGTACCGAACGCCCGGATCGGCGCCAAGGTCATCGGCCAGGGGGAAAAGATCCCGGTCTTCGGTCAGGCAGTCGGCGGGGTTGATGGTGAATTCATAATGAACGGCAATGTGTTGTACGAAGTCATGGCGCCGCCGATACTCTCGGATATCTCGGGCGCCTATGCGGTCTCGGTCTCAGGCGATTCGATGTATCCGCGCTACGAAGACGGCGAGGTCTGCTTCGTCGATCCGAGCCGGCGCGTCCGGAAGGGAGACTATGTGATCGCCCAGATTCGGCTGGAGGAAGGCGGCGCCCTGCTGGCCTATGTCAAGAAATTCGTGCGCCACAACAGCTCCGAACTGGTTCTCGAGCAGTTCAACCCTCACAAGGAGTTGCGCTTCGAAGCCAATACCGTTCACTCGGTCCATTATATCGCGCTCGCCGGCAACGCCTGAGCGATACGAACTCCGTTACGATCTCCTTTCGTTTGGACGGCACCTCGACGACATCCTCGATGCGGCGGTCAACTCAACACAAAACGTGTTGACATGTATCGTGTCAGGTGCAATGTTAAGTGAACACAGGGAAAAATTGCGCGGCGGAGAAACGCCGGCAGTCAATCGAGGAGAATAAGACCCACATGTCCCTCCCCCGAATCAGATCCGATCTTCATGGCCAGGTCGACGAACTCTTCGCCGCCGATTTCCTCCGTTCAAGCGACGCGCAGAACCAGATGGCGCTCAAGTGCTTTCTCTCCTCCGCCTATTCCAGCCTGGCTTCGCTCGCCTGGCACCTTGGTGCAGATGGACATGTTTTCCAGCGTGAAGCTCAACCCGCGACGGACCTCGTCGACGATGCCTTCTTCGCACTCAATCGCGAGCGCGAGTTCGGCAGCGGCGCCGATGCGAACCAGGTGCAGCGGCAGCTCGGTACGCACAATTCCCGCCAGCAGTTCGGAGGCGCCCTGTGA